TGTGCCACAGATCCGGTGTATTTCATGAGGAAGTATTACATGATTCAGCATCCTCAAAAAGGCAGGATGTTGTTCAATTTATATCCTTTCCAGGAATCAGTATTAAAAGTATTCACTGGAGATAAGAACGTAATAATAAACAAATCAAGGCAGTTAGGAATATCAACACTAGTATCAGCATATGCTCTATGGTTGATGGTATTTCATAAGGATAAAAACGTACTTGTAATCGCAACAAAGCAGGAGACTGCAAAGAACATGGTTACAAAAGTTCGGTTTGCTTATGATAATCTTCCTACGTGGTTAAAGATAGGTACAACTGAAGATAACCGTTTGAGTCTAAGGCTTACAAATGGTTCTCAGATCAAAGCAGTATCAGGAGCAAGTGACTCTGCCCGTTCTGAAGCGGTATCTCTGCTTGCAATGGACGAGGCCGCATTTATTGATAATGCTGAAGAGCTTTTTGGTTCTGCTCAGCAAACCTTGGCAACTGGTGGTAAATGTATTGCACTATCGACTCCAAATGGTGTTGGTAACTGGTTCCACAAGTCATACACAAAAGCACAAAAGAAAGAAAACAGCTTTGTTCCAGTATCTCTTCCTTGGACCTAGGAATAAGGATGGCAGCACAGGAATGTGATTGTGACTTCTCAAGCTCAGGTAATACTGTGATCATTCCAGATATCTTAACATGGTATGAGGACAACTCAGTCGTAGAACCACTAGAGAGAAGAGGTCTTGATAAAGCAATGTGGATCTGGGAGTACCCAAGCCCGATGAAGACGTATTTACTATGCGCAGACGTTGCTAGAGGAGATGGAGCTGACTACTCCGCATTCCATATCATAGACGTAGATACACTGACCCAAGTAGCAGAATATCAGTCCCAGTGTGATACCAGAGAGTTTGCTAAGACAATACTAGCGGCAGCATTTGAATACAATAACGCCCTAGTCGCTGTGGAGAATGCAAACATAGGCTGGGATGTTCTACAATCATTGATAGAAAGTGGATATCAAAACCTACATTACTCACATAGAACAGACTTTAGTTTAGATCAAGAAAAAAGACTTGAAAGATATGGAGCAACAGATTCTTTAGTTCCAGGATTTACAATGTCAAGTGCATCTAGACCATTGATAGTTGAAAGGATGAGAGACTTTATAGAGACAAAGCAAGTAAAGATTAGATCTATAAGGCTTTTAGAGGAATTGAGGGTATTCATATGGAAAAACAGTAAAGCTCAAGCAATGCAAGGGTATAATGACGACCTTGTAATGTCTTTTGCGATATCTATGTATATGAGAGACTCTTCGATTAGGTTTAGAAGAACTGCAGAGAGTTTAACATACGCAGCATTAAATAGCATAAAAAAAGCTGGAGACGCTCCGGTATATAATACAACAAATTTCATGAATCACAATCCTTGGCAAATGGAGATAAATTCCAATAATGGAAACTCAATAGAAGATTTGTCTTGGTTAATATAATAGAAAATGGCAGAAGTACAACAGAATTTATTTTCCACACTACGTAGACTATTTAGCACAGACGTTATTATAAGAAACGCTGGTGGTACTACACTTCAGGTGATGGATACTGATAATGTCCAGGCAAATGGTGTTATTCAGACTAACTCACTGATCGACAGGTTCCACAAAGTTTATACGACCTCTACAGCATACGGGGTTAACTTAAACCTTGCAATGAACTACCAATCAGCAAGGGTTCAGATATACGCTGACTATGATGCGATGGACACTGACGCTATTGTGGCTTCTGCGCTGGATATCATAGCAGATGAGTGTACGCTAAAGAATGAACAAGGACAAGTACTTACGATCAGGTCTTCAGATGAGAACATTCAAAAATTGCTTGAGAATCTATTCTACTCGGTGCTAAATATCGAGTTTAATCTTTGGTCTTGGATAAGAAACATGTGTAAGTATGGAGACTTCTACCTAAAGATGGAGATCTCAGAAAAGTTTGGAGTATATAACGTGATCCCATTCTCAGCTTATAACATAGTTCGCCAAGAAGGATATAATCCAAATAACCCAAATGAGGTAAGATTTAAGTTCGATCCTAATGCAGCGTTATCTTCCACTTCAGGATATACTTCGGCTTTCAATAACCAAGACCCAGGTGTATGGTTTGATAATTATGAAATGGCGCATTTTAGGCTCATTGGGGACGTTAATTATCTCCCTTATGGTAGATCATATCTAGAGCCTGCAAGAAAGCTATTTAAGCAGTATACGCTCATCGAGGATGCAATGTTGATTCATAGGATAACACGTGCCCCAGAGAGGAGGATATTCTACACAAACGTTGGAGCAATTCCACCAAATGAAGTAGAAAACTATGTTCAGAGGATGATCAATAAGATGAAGAAGACTCCGCTGATCGATCCACAAACTGGACAATATAATCTAAAATATAATCAGCAGAATCTCTTAGAGGACTTCATCGTTCCAGTAAGAGGTAATGATCAGAGCACTAGAATTGACACAGCAAAAGGTCTTGAGTACAATGCGATAGAGGATGTGGTCTATTTCAGAGAAAAGCTATTTGCTGCGCTGAAGATACCAAAAGCATTCATGGGATACGAAAAGGATCTCACAGGTAAAGCTACATTGGCCGCAGAAGACATCAGGTTTGCTCGAACGGTAGAAAGATTGCAAAGGATCATAGTATCAGAGCTTAAGAAGATAGCGTTGGTTCACCTGTATGCAAACGGATATACTGATGAGGGCATGGCAAACTTTACGCTGAGCCTTACAAACCCATCTATCATATACGATCAGGAGAGAATTGCAATGTTCAAAGAGAAGATCGACCTTGCAGCACAAGCAGTTGAAGGTGCAATACTTCCAAAAGAATACGTGTGGGAAAACATCTTCCACCTTTCTCCAGATTCATTCGGTGAGCTTGAAGATATGATAGTACAGGATCAAAAGAATAAATTCAGATACGACCAGATAGAGACAGAAGGAAATGATCCACTTGAGTCTGGAACGGCGTTTGGAACTCCTTCTCAGATAGCTGGACTGTACGGAGGCAAGGAAGTGCTAGATGTGCCACCAGGATATAATGAGAAGAATCCAAATGAACCTGTAAAGATGCCAGGAAGACCAGAGAAATATAAGTCTATCATCGGCACAGACAAAAGCGCATTTGGTAGAGATCCTATAGGCAGAAAAGGAGCAACATCAAATATAGAGCGTGGAGAAGATAAAGTGGAATATAAAGGAGGACCATTGAGCTTTGAGAGTACGATGGCAGTTTATCTACAAAATAAAGAAGGTTTATCAAAGATGTTTGGAGCAAAGAAAGTAACACTATTTGAGAACAAGACTGAGACTGGTGGACTATTAGACGAAACAAACATTAAAGACGATTTAGTCGAAGGATAATTACATATATTTATAGGTAGAACTGATTCAATTCATGGCATCATTCAAACATTCAAAATATCGAAATTCTGGCATACTGTTCGAGCTACTGGTTAGACAAACTACGGCCGATCTTATAGCCAATAGAGACTCTAAAGCGGTGAAGATACTGAAGAAGTATTACACAAACACAGAGCTTGGCAAGGAGTACGCTTTATATAACAATGTAATAACAAGTCCAAAGTTATCAGAGTCAAAGGCAGAGATGCTGATATCGACTATTATAGAGCAATACAAGAAGCTAAATAAGGAATCCATACAGAAGCTTAAATACAATCTTATAAAGGAGATCAAAGCAAGCTACGACATAGACGAATTCTTCAAAGCCAAGGTAAACAATTATAAGACTCACGCAGCAATATACAATACTCTAGAATCTCAGAATACAAAAGATGTAGATGTAAGACAAGTATTCCTAAATAAGGTAGTCGTACTAGAACATGTTACTAAATCTAAATTGGAAAACATGCCAGTATCAAAATCTATTATGGAAGAATTGATGCAGGAGGACAAAGAGATCAGATTGCTTACTTATAAGATCCTGGTAGAGAAGTTCAATGAAAAGTACAATAACCTTTCAGGAAGACAAAAAGATGTGCTTAACAACTACATCATAAGCATATCAGATACTACAAAGCTAAATCAATATGTAAATACTCAGCTTACAGAGATAAAGTCAGAAATACAGGCCATATCTAAAAAGGTGACTGACAAGGTTGTTAAGATAAAGCTTGATGAGGTGGTGAAGCTGATACAGCCGGTAACAAAGATAAAAGACGAGACTATAGCAGGTCTTCTTCAATATATCGATTTAATTGACGAACTTAATAAGGTGCACAAATGAGTGATATGCAATCGATGGTAGATAGACTTCGTATGGATGAGAATGATCAATCCTATGAAGATCAGAAGACGGCAGAAGAGCTCATTGATATGCTCATGGAAATGATTGCTTCAGGTCAGATTACAGAGGCTCAGGCAAAAGAAATGATACGTAATGCTCCAGAAAACGTAGATGAGATGTCTGCGACTGGAGGTGGAGCTGCAACAGGCGGCGCCACATTTACTCCTGGATCTGGAATGCAATACGCTCAAGCACTGGATCAACCTAAGAAAAAACCAAAAAAGGAAGCAAAAGACAAAGAACCAAAACTCGCTGCAGGAAAGATCAAACAAAACTATGCTGTGGATAAATTTGGTTTCACTCCAGCCCCTTCAATCCCAAATCGACCATCAACAGGAGGATTCCAATATAAAGACTTATGGGGAGATTCTGAAAGCCTGCAAGAAAGCTATTCCAAGTTTAAAAAGGCTGCAAGAGAAAGAAATAGCACAGGCCAATTAAACGCCGGTATAAGCATAGTAAGAAAGAAGCTTGCAGAGGTACACAAGATGATGGAATACCTTGCAACACTGAAAAGCGAT